TGCGCTCCTGATTGCCCTCGGCCATGATGATCTCTTGGGCGTAGCGCAGACCCAGCGCGTCAAGCTGCTTCTGCGTCTCGGCGGCGAGGTCGCCCTCTCTGATCTGTCGGTGCTCGAGGTCGAACTGCTGGCGCTCAATCTCTGCATCGATGATCGCCTTCTGTGCCTCGCGCGCCTTGCGTACTCGCTCCTCTGCCTGCTGTGCCTCGCGCGTGGCGCGCTCTTGGTCGAGCTTCTTGATCTCCAAGAAGTAGCCCTTCTCGACCACTGCGCGCTTCATCGCATCGTCTTTAGCAAGCTCAAGCCCGAGGCGATAGCGCTCCGCCGCCATGCGATACTTCTGCGCGTCGCCCTCGGCGGTGAGCTGTATGTCGAGGAGTATGCTCTGGCTGAGAAGCGCTTGGCGCTGTGTGGCTTCAGCGGCGACAGCCTTCGCGTCAGCTTGGCGCTGAGTCGCGTCTTGCTTCATCTTCTCGCGTCTCTTGGCGCGCGCATCCTCGACGATCTTCTCTGCCTTGGCCTGTGCGGTCAGTGCCTCGGTCTCCTTGTGCTCAACATCGATCAATCGAGTCAGCTCGTCACGGATGGCGAGTATCTGACTGAGGTTCTTGGCGTCCTCAGCCTGTTTGATCTTGAGAGCGAGGGCGCGCGCCTCCTCCTCCACTGCCAGAGCGCGCAGTGCATCAACCTCCTCATCGACTGCCTGTGCTTCAACAGCCATGAGATCGAGCGACTTCTTGCGCTCTGCTAGTTCTTTCGCCTTGGCAAGTGCCACATCATATGAGTTCTCCTCGAAGGCGAGCTCCATCTTGGCGGCTTGCTCCATCTGCACGCTCACCGCCTCCTGGGTCTCGCGCAGTTGGACCAATCGTCTTTGCAGTTTCTCGGTGGCCGCCTCCTCACGCCTCCTCGCTTTGACCAAGTCAGCGCCGACAGACACGAGTCGAGCGCCCGCCGCTTGAGAGTCCTCCATCAAACGATTGAGTTCAGCCTGAAGGCGCGCTGTCTCCTTGACGGCTGACTGCTCGGCGACATAGGCGCGCGTCAATCGCTCATACTGCTTGATCAACTTCTCCTTGGCGAACTGCGCATCGAGCGTCATGCGCGTAAACTTGCCCAATGCCTCTGTCGCAGGGAGCGCGCCCTTCTCAGCGAGAGCCTCCAACTTGCTTTCGAGGTCATTGGCGGCGGCCGCCATCGACTCCGCGTTGTCCTCGGCTTCTTGTGCTGCTCCACTCAGCTGACGAAACGCCTCATATGCAGCACCTAGAGCCGTCACAACCAAGCTGACTGGACCAAGCAAGCCCAACAAGCTCATCGAACCACCCTGACCAAGAGCCCCAAACGCCTCTTTGATCCCATCGACGGCGCCGATTGTCTCACCGAGTGCGTCACTCACACTCGATAGCCCCTCGCCAAGCTGTTGATTGGTCTTGCCCACCACATCACCGACGCTCTTGAAGGTGTTCCCAACCCCCTCGGCGCCCTTGGTGATCTTCTCAAGCCCCTGCCCGACCTCCTTTTGACCTACTAGCTCGACCTCTATCTGTACCTGGTTCTCAGCCATGTTGACTCTCCTTGAGCGCTTGCTCTCGCTGTCGAGCGATCATGTCCTCTGTGGCGGAGTGTAGCACATCAAACGCTTCTACAATCGCGCAGGAGGGGCTTGGGAATGCGTCTGATAGTGAAGCGAGCCCTGCCCTATGTCGAGAGTAAGCATGCACCACAGACGCTAATCTGTTCGCGTCTGCGACAGGGCAGGTGCGGATCTGCAAGTCGCTGAACGAGGCTCCGCTATCAGGTGCCACGCGATAGCCAGGCACGAACAGACCAAGCTCATCGCGCTGTGCTTGTGGCAACCCCTCTCTGAAGGCTCCGCCACAGTTGCCACGCAGGCGCCGAAGCGCAGGCTTGGCCTCACACTGAGCACAGCTCCAAGCCCTGCCGCCGCTATGTGAGAGCCACACAGCGGCGGCAAGTGCTATTTTCCCGACGGGCTCAACAGACTCATGCGCTGAACATGACGCACCAGTTCAGCGATGACCTGCACCCGATGAGACTCGGGGCGGATGAGCTCAAGAGGATGAGACCCACTCTGGGCAGACACGCCCACACCGTCAACGGCTGTCAGAGCAGACTTCACCATCTCTACAAAGACCCGATTGAGATACGCCTTGTACTCCCCAAGCGCCTCGCGCTCATCGAGGGCGAGGGCGTGGTGCCACTGCGCGCGCGCCTCGGGGGTCATAGGCTCCTTGATCCACAGATGACGCCCAAGCTCAGAGCGAGTGTAGGCCCCTGCGCGCACCTCAGCCTCCTCGCGCTCGATGGCGCTCAGAGCTTTGAGTGTGAAGATGGTCGCTCCTGCATGCGGATCCAAGACCTTGATGTCACCCGTGTCGAGATAGCGCTCGGCCTGCTCTGGCGTTGCGTTGACCGCAGGGTCACAGGTCACGACGACATCGAGCGTCATCGAGGAGGAGGGCATGAAGGAGAGCGCCATAGGTTAGACTCCGAGAGCGATGCGAACGGGAGAGTTGCCTGCGCCACTGTTGCTGACATCACCTGCGAAGCGCCCCGCCGCATAGGTCAGGGTCTGACGAGTGATGTCGTTCCCGCTCACATCGTACTTCGAGGGGTCAGCGGTGAGGTAAGCCGCAGGCAGCATGAACGCGGCGCCAAGACCATCACCGATGGGACCACAACCCACTAACACCTGACGCGATGTTCTGTTGAAGAAGTCGCTGTTGATGGTGGTGTTGGGGTCGCTCACAGTGAGGGAGAGTTCCACCGCGACATCGCTGATCTCCATGTCCTTCATCGCGAGGATGGAGTTGGAGTGACCGACGGGCGTGAGCGTGTTGGTGATGGTCAGGCTGAAGCCCTCCACATCGAGCGCGGTGCGCGCCAGCGTGTCACCCGTGGTCGCGGTCCCTGCGGTCTGAGGCGCAGTGGAGCTCACCACGACATAGGAGCCACGGAAGGAGGCTGGCGCCCCGCTGTTGTAGGTGGGCTCGATAGGCCCAACAGCGTTGCCGTGATCGTCTTGGATGAGCGCGGACTGATAGGTGAAGTCAGCCATGACGCGCCCGTTGTCGAGACTCAGCGCCACGCTCTCCAACACGCAGCCATAGGCGAACGAGCGGAAGCCCACGCCATCGACGCGGAAGGTCAGAGAGTGAGTGCGGTCGCCCGTCAGCGTGCGCGAGCCTGGGAACCAGGTCTGCATGCCACGGATGGTTGGTGTGCCTGTGAACGCTGATGAGAACGCAGGGCTTACGGTGACATCGCCTGACACATCGCTATCGGTCACGGCGCTGTACTCTGCGCGACCGCTCAACGAGGCACCGATGAGACCTCCCACGGAGTAGTTGGTGGAGGTCGTGGTAGGCGTGAAGGTGTTGACATTGGTGATGGCGCTCACCGTGTCAGACTTCATCGTCGAGACATTGGTGAGGAAGCCCGCCCCGAGGAGGTAGCCGAGGTAGTTGGCAGCGTAGGTGTCAGCCGCCGCGCCGATGGTGGTGAGGTCAACGCGAAGCTGAACCTGCCCTGTGCGGCGACGCACACGCGCGCCTGCGCTCCACACGGTGTCAGGCTCAGGAGCGATGCCGAACGAGCCATCACGCGCATCGTTGCGCTCGCTGACCACCACATCGCCATAGATGACAATGGGGTCACGCTCGCAGGGGATCGAGACATAAGTGAGACCCGACACATCGGGCAGACCTGTCGAGGCAGAGAGCGAGCCGAAGGAGCTCTCGACCGCGACTGAGAGGGAGCGATGAGTGACGCCCATGTTTAAGCCTCCAGATAGAGAAGATCGAAGGGGAAGGACAAGATGATGAAGGTCGCCTCGGTGGTGGGGTCGACCATCGGTTCAGCGGTGGGCGCACCTGGGATCAACGAGATGATGCCGCTCGTGGCTAGGTCATAGTTGGGACCCTTCAGCGCGAGCAGGAGAAGCGCTGCATCCTCGTTGATGAGGCGCTCAAGGTAGTGCTCCTCGGCTGGCACCTCATACTTGACGCGCAGGATCATCGGCGCGCGTCTGCGACCTGAGAGAGCGGCGGCGCCGTCATCGATGGAGAAGCCGTTGAAGCGGAACTCGAAGGAGCGATTGGTGTGCTGTCGTGCTTCGAGGGGCGCGACACGCCCACCTGTGCGGGCGTTGATAGCGGTGAAGCCGTGGTGAATGTCGGTCTTGGGAGTGATGGCCTCCACCATCGTCTCCAGCTTGGCGCAGGCGGCGAAGATACCTTGGCTCACTTGCCCCTCCTCATGTTGGCGATGAGGTCGTACTCGACCGCCTTGACCACGATGTCCACCTGTCGAGCCGACAGCCCGAGGTAGGGGCGCGCTTGATTGACGGCGTAGCCATAGTTGCGGACATGCTGAGTGAGACCGATGACGAAGCGCTGTGCGTCGGCATGTAATACAACTAGGTTGTTCATGAGGATGCCCGAGGCCACCAGGTCAACGAGAGCAGAGGAGCCCGCGCCATGCTTGCGCGACTTCTCCTTGTACTCGTGGTAGCCCCCAGCGAAGTACATTGAGCGCCCTGTGCGTGACTCACGACCGCCCTTCGGCTTGAGGCGCGCGCCTTGATAGGCGATGTAGATGGGGCGCTTGCTGTATGGCTTGAACGGCTTGTCATCAGTGTCCAAACCATCGCTCGTTCTCATCTTGATCGAGGCGACAACATTGGAGGCGAGCGCGGCGCTCTGCTGTGTGGTCCACAAGACCGCTGGCAGGTTGATGTTGATCTTGGCTCTGATAGGCATGTGTGACTCCTAGTGCCTCATCCCTCGGGAGGGAGAGAAGAAGGTGTCATTGGCGCTCTTGGTGTAGGTCGCCCACGAGGCGCGCAGGTCACGCGCAGAGCCACCCGTTTGAGCGTTGTCGAGGTCGCCCTCGTCAACGATACCATCACCATCTTTATCGATCGCCACGAGGCGCAGGGCGAGCTTCAACATCTCTTGATAGCGCTCACGCATGGCTGTGGCTGTATCGAGTTGGAGGGCGCTCTCATAGACGCGCGCGGCGGTGGCGTAGGCGTGTGCGTTCTTGAACGCATGCCCGTTGAACACCTCATCCTCAGTCAGCTCCACATCCTTGAGATGATCACGCAGAGCCAGCACCACCTCCTCTAGCGCGGCGCCGATCTGAGGCTCAAGGTCGCTCTGGCGTCGAGGTATCATGTCAGCCAGCTGAGGGAACATGCCCACAAGCGCCTCATGGTCGAGACCTGTGCTGAAGGGTCGAGGCGTCACCTTGAACAGGTCTCGGTCGACGCGCAGCTCCGCGCCCTGCCCTCGGTCTATGGAGTAGGCAACCTCCATCGCATAGGTCGCAGAGGTCGCAGTGACCCATGAGGGGACTGTGCCATACCACAACGCGAAGGTGAGCGTGGCTGATGCTCCTAGATCAATCTCGCGAGGCAGGGGCTCCGCGAGGATGGCGGTGGTCCCCACTAAGCGAGTCAGCACCACAGGGTAAATCGAGTCCCCTGCGGTGATGAGGAAGGCGCGCGCCTGATCAGCCTGCAAGCCCGATGCTTGAGACGCCACGGTGAGAGTCCTGCGGTCAGCGGCGATAGCTGACACGGACACATCTGCGCGCGTCTGCGTGAGCGTGATGGAGGATGTCTGCCCCTCCTCCTTGAAGCGCGCCGTGGGCGCAGTGGTCAACGGTCCAGGAGCCATCCAATCAAGCCGATGAGTCTCACCTGTGACTGCTTTTCTCATGCTCATGCTCCTGAGTTGGCTTTGGCGATGTCGGCGGCGTCAGCCATCGTCAGCCCCGCCGCGTCGACGAAGCCCTGCGACACAGGGCTCCATGAATGGCGGCAGTTGTAGCCACCACCAGATAGTTTCACAGGCAGCCCCTGCCCGTTGTCGAGGCGCGCCATCTGCGCCTCGGTCACCACCTTGTTGATGAGAGGCTTGCAGAACCTGCGCGTGATGCCATCGCGTGGGCCTGTGTACAGGTACAGGTCGAGCCCTGCCGACTCACCGACAGCCGCTGTGACCTGTCGACCATAGCTGGCGATCTTGGTCTTGACCTCGGTCAGTTGACGCCCCTCAGAGCGCTCTAGTTGAGCCGATAGCGCGCTCATTGACGCCTTGAGGGGTACTCCTAGGGACATGCCTTGAAGCGCCTCTCTGATGG